CGTCAGGGTATAAATTCCGTTGATACGCTCCACCTTGCGCGGGAGTGGCGCTGAACCGTTGGAATACTGCGGAAACGTAGACGGCGGAATGGTTTTCATGGCGTCGTACAGGCGCAACGCTGATACAAGTTCTACGTCTGAAAACGTCGTTTTACGCCCACTTAGAGTGTGATTTAGAGTGGACTCCCGAACACAGGGAGGACAGTCATGGCCAGCAGGGCGAGAAACAGGAGGACCGGAGGATCCGGAAGCGTGTTCCAGGACTCCAAAGGACGATGGCATTTCCGCAAGGACATGGGAACCGACCCGACGACCGGACGCCGCCGTCCGCCGATCGAGGCCACGGGCATGGTGAAAAGCGAGGCGCGCGCCCGCTTCCAGGCGAAGATCGCCGAATGGGAGCGGGACGGAAGACTGCCCAGCAAGGACGGCCCCAAGACCGCCGACTACTTCGAACGGTGGATGGATGAGCACCGCGCGGCCATCAACCCCACCACATGGCGCAACGAATCCAGCTGGATGCGCACCATGAATGCCATCATCGGCGACATACGCCTCAACCGGCTCACCGCCAACGACATCAACGTCATGTGCAGACGACTGCGCCGCACACGCAAAGGCAGGACCATCAACACCTACCTCGCGATCCTCGGGGCCATGCTCCGAACCGCGAAACGGAACGGACTCATCGCATGCAACCCCATGGAAGACGTCAGACGGATGCCGGAGGACCGATACGAACGCCCCATCCTCGACGACGCCGACCCCGCGAAGGTGATCGAGGCGGCGCTCGCCGACCCGGGACGCATGGCGGCCGCGTTCGACGGTCCGGACGAACGCGAGAAATGGGCCCTCATGTTCGAACTCGCCTTCACCACGGGCATGCGGCCGGGCGAGCGGTACGGCCTGATGCCCTACCAGCTGGAACTGCATCACGGCGTGCCGACCATCAACGTGTGCCAGCAGGCCAAACCGATACCGTCCAACGCCACGATCCCGGACTGGATGGTCGCCGAACACCTGGACGGGGTGATCTGGCTGACCAAACCGAAGACCACCAAAGGCATACGCACGGTCCCCATCCCGCAGGGCCTTTGGGACCGGCTCTGGGCCCACATCGTCAAATGGGGCATACCGCCGCACGGCCTCGTGTTCACCAACCTCTACGGGCGGCCCGTCAGACGGGACAACGAGGAGAAACGATGGCGGCGCGCCCTGCAGGCCGCTGGACTCCCATACGTGGACATCTACAGCGCCCGCCACTGGCTCGCCACCGAACTCGCGGCCGCCGGAGCGAACGACGAGCAGCGCACCGCCATCATGGGCCACACCGACATCCACACCACCAGCGTGTACACGCATTGGCGGGAACAGGCGCTCGCCAAGACGCTCGACGCCGCCCTGCCAGACCTCCGCGACGTCCAGTGACGGACTGCGACGGCTTTTCCGCAACACGAAAGAGTATTGACGCACACCGCGCTCGCCGGTAGATTGAGATACGAAGCAAGGAGGTGCCGTGGACGATGAGCATGAGGACGTTGATGGAATCGATGCGGCGCGGAGCGGCGGCCGGAACAAGGATAGCGGTGACGAGACACGTGGAGTACAGGTCGCCGATTCAGGTGAAGTCGGCCTCGGAACTCCAGACGGCAGCGTGGAACAGGGTCGGTCGGACGCTCCGGGAGTCGATGAAACGGGAGAAGGCGTCCGACAGGTAGCCGTCCAATGGCGCTCCGCCCCACTGCCGACCGTCGACGAGTTCGCAGGCTACGAACGAATCCAGCCGGGAGCCGCGGACAGGATCATCACCATGGCCGAGAAATCACTCGACGCGGAGATCGAAGCTCAAAGAACATCGAATGAGGTTGCGGCCGACGACCATAAAGCGCAGAACATCTGCATGATCATCGCCACTACCGCCTATTCGATTCTCCCATACGCCGGATTCGGAAGCGCGATCGCCTGCGCCGCGTTCGGACAACCGGTGGCCGCCACCCTCGGTGCACTCATCGGAGCCGTCACGGCCGGACCACAAATAATCCAGGAAATCAGGAAAAAGAGATAACAACAAATACCCTGGCGCTCGCGGTATGCGGGTGGCCGGGGTCATTTTTTATAAGGAATCCGAACGGGTATAAGGCTCTATAAGCACGTATAAATATGTGATGAGGTGATCGCGTTATCGTGAACCTGCATCATCGTCCGATGGAAGATCGACGGAGACCTTCACTTGACCATCGCTTTTTTCGATGGTTGCGGAGGTGACTTTCGTCTCGGATCCGAATGGATTGGTGTTCGTCGGCAGTGCCACGGTGCCTAGGACGGTTCCGCTTAGACGGATTACCAGGACGTCTGCCGATGGTTTCACAGTCACCCAGACATGCGATTGGTCCTCGAATTGGTCGAGGATCTCGTCAAGTCCGTCCACCGGCTCGATGCGTACTGTCCTGCCGATGGGGGTGAGCACCTTCTTGTGAGGTTTCGCATTTGAGAACATGACGCTCTTCACGTTGGAGAATTGCTTTTTCGGGCTCGGCGTGACGGGTTTCGGCTTCCTTGGCTTCTCTGTCTTCGGAGACTCCATGCCTTGGCGGGTGAGCTCCATCGGGTCGTGTTCCTCCGGCATCTGCAGGCGTAGCTGCCATATGTGTCGATCCTTGTCCTTCACCCTGTCCGGGACATGGGCGAGCATCACGGCACCCTCGGGAGGTACCTGACCACAGTGACGCTCCATCTGGTATTTGCTTATATATCCGATTTCCTCGCCGTCGAGAAACACCCAGTACGTGGGGTATCCTGCATACTTGCCCTTCCGTATCCGGTCTTCCATGACATAGACCCAGACCCATGCGTCGTATCCGTATCTTTTCAGGATCCGCTGGTGATCCTCGTCTCCGGAGATCTCCACGCCGCACTCTATGGTCTCGATCATGACGCCATCCGGCTTCGCGTTGACCGCGCTTGGCATCTCGCCGCCGAGATAAGCGCTCTTCATGAAGAAGGAGTCCTTGCGGCGCCTGTCGCGGAGCGCCCGCCGCTTCGATTCGTCCCTCTCGGTTTGCGTGAGCGTCCTCGGGGTGTACATGACCTCCAGCCGGCGCCAGCATTCGAGAGTCCACCGGGCGTCGGACAGGGCGCGATGCTCCTCGGTGACCTGCATGCCAAGCAGCCGCATGGTCTCCTGCAGGCTTGCCGATGGTGCGTTTGGGAACTTCGCCATTGCCAACGACATCGTATCGATGCAGGTCGTGTCAAGACAATCGATGCCGAGTCGTGACGCTTCCTTGTTCAACGCGGAAATGTCATAGCTGATGTTATGGCCGATCAGTGTGAGGTTCGAGATGGCTGCGAGGAATTCGGGGATTACCTGTTCCGCGTTCGGCTGGGACAGCAAGGACTCTTCGGTGATTCCGGTCAAAAGCGTTGCCGACGCCGGCAGGTCGCATTCGGGGGAGATAAGTTGCTCCCATTCGCAGGTCGGCACGTTGTTCCTTATCAGGATTGCGCCGATATCGATGACACGTGTCCCGGAAGGGGAACTTATCGTTTCCGTGTCGATGACGACGGCATCGGCGATGGCGGCGTTCATTCTGAACTCGGCGAACGAATCCAGACCGTCATCGCCCGCATGCGATTCTCCGGACAATCCACTTTCCACAGGTACGGACGATTGTCCCTTGTCCTTCTTCGATACGGCGTAGGCGATGGCCGCAACGGCAACGATGACTATGACCAGCGTCATTCCACTATCCTTTCTCCATAAGCCGTCGTGACACGAGAAGCCAACAGCGACTTGTAATCCTCCACAACCTGCACCGTCACGCCAAGCTCACACGCGATGAGATAAGAGTCCCCGTCGTACAGTCGTTCGGCGGTCGCATATTCGACGGGGCCCACGAGCCATAACGCGGTCTCCTTGCGGGTGCGCTGTTCCGCTTTTGTTCCGATGATTCCGCATCCAGGGTCATGGTGTCTCGCATGCACGAGCTCATGGCAGAGCGTGCACATCTTCTGATGGTCAAGCAGTCGATTGTCAACGATGATGAGCCGCAACGTATCACAGTACAGTCCACACAACCCGCGACCCAGGCTGCGTTCCTCCACGCGCACGTCCATCGACTCCGCCTCCATCAGAAGCCCGTCATAACTGTCTATCGGCCCTCACCGCCGTTCATCTCGATTTCCTTATTCGGATCCCTGTTGGCGGCCACGTCATAGTCCTCGGGGTGCGCGGCGATACGGTCGATGAGATCATCGGTGATCTGGGATTCGCGCTCGCGGGCCTCGTAGACGCGGGCGGCTTTTAAGGTAGAGTCCCGACATTCATTGAGCTGTACATCGGGACTCGAACTATTTTCAAATGATGCTGTTATAGAAGGCGTCGCACCTCTTCGCGAATCCGCTCGGAATATGCGTAGATGCCATTAAGCGTATCGATGGGCATGCGCTCGCAGTTCTTGTTCTCGCCGAAAACACCGAGATATTTCTGCTTGGTGTTGAAGTAGAGGCGAGCAATCGGTTTTCGATTGTTGTCATCGAGGAAGATGGCGCAGTATTTCTTCGCGTCTCTCATGGTCACCCGTTCCGGATCCACATCGCTGCATGCGATGGCTTTGATGATTCGGTAACCTGCGATTTCCTCCTCGGTGGTGACGATTCCATCGTCCTCGTTGTCATCGGATTCGTTCTCGACGTTTGCTTCCTCGTCTGCGTAGTCCGGTTCGGCTGTGCCGGCCTTGATGTCATCGGCTCCGAGGGCTGTCTTGAGTCGGTCGTTGACCTGGTCGGAGAGGAATTGTTTAAGCGCCTTGCCGACCAATGGCCTGAATTTTTCCATGACGGAAGCATAGAAGGAACCATCATACACATGGCTGGCGAGCAGTTTTACAAATTCATCGGACGGGCTCTTGAATTCCTCTCCAATGGCTCTCTTGAGTGCGCCCACGTATTTGAGCTCTTCGGCACTGCTGGCGATGGAATCAAGGTCGAATGCCGGCTTGGTCAGCTTCTGCAACGCCGGGATTATCGTCGGGTCGATATCCAATAGATCCAGCACTAGGAACGGCTTCGAATCCATGCGGTTCGGCTCATCGATGTCCATGTAGAAATTCCATACCTGCCCGTTGGTCAGAACGCCGATGCGCGCGTTCGTGACGGCGAAGTAGCGGTACAGTTGACTTGCGTTCTCCAAGCTGAGCGGTACGCCGATCTTCTTGCATTCGATAAGAATCTGCACTTGATCGTCATGCACGAGCGCGTAATCGACTTTCTCGCCTTTTTTGACTCCAACGTCGGCGGTGAATTCCGGCACGACCTCGGTTGGATTGAATACGTCATAACCGAGTACTTGGCCGATGAACGGCATGATGAACGCGTTCTTCGTGGCTTCCTCTGTTTCGATGCCCTCTTTGAGGTCGCGTACCTTCGCGGCGACTTGGTTAAGGCTCTCCTCGAACTCCATTGTTGTTCTCCCTTCTTATTTGGTTTTGATGGATTCTTCGATTTTGATGCGGTCGGCCCACTTGTCGATGTCGACGTCCTCGTGCGATGCCTCGAAATCGCCTATGATATCCGGGTCCTTGCTGAGTCCATCCGCGTCGGCGATGATCTGCGACAGCGGCATCTTCAAGGCGTCCGCGATCCGGTGCAGCTGCTCATAGTCGGCAACGGTGTTCAAATCAAATATCTTGCGTAGTGTGCTATATGGCACATTTGATTTCTCGGCTAATGCTGGGCCTTTAATTTCTCTTGTTGCCATCGCCCGTTTGATTGCTATCGATAATGCCTTTGATTCGATAGTCGGGATTTTCTTTCCTGTTGCCATAGTTAGAACTTTAGACCCAATTGGGATATAGATAACTCATATGGGACACGCCGAAGTTGACATAGGTCATATATAACATAATATGTTCTATATGGGAACAAATAAGCTCGATTCACAATATCTCGGAAAAGCGATGAAGTCTGCAATAAAGCATGCTGGGCTCACGCAGGATGAAGCCGGCATCAAGGCCGGCATTCCACGCAACAGTCTCAACCGCAAACTCAACGGCGGAACATTCAACTTCGACGAGCTTACCCGCATCAGCCAAGTCGCCGGACGCAAGCTCTCCGACATCATCAAAGACGCCGAAGCGCTCGCCGACGCATGAATCGAAAGGAGAATCCGAAATAATGACTACCAAGAAAACGATGATTACCGAAATCGATCTTTATGAGTTGACGGACAAACAGTCTCAAGCGCTCGTCGAACTGCTCGGGGAGGATCCACTGGAGATGGGCGCTCTCGATGTGCAACCGATTCACGTGGTGTATTCGCCAGGACAAGATCTCACTGTGGTCAGGTACATGAAAATGCGGCAGATCAAAGGCAATCAACTCGGCCATATCCTCGGCATCACGACCGGTGGTACGGAGGGACCGGTTTCATCACGAAGAAACGATGGGATAGATCGTCGGGAAGAGCCCAGGTGATGCGTACGTCATCGTTGGTGCTGACTTCCAGACCTCGTTCGAGGAACAGGAAGCTTGATTCGGAGCCGCGCGAGATGTCGCCGAGTTCGTACTCGTTGCCATTCGAAAGCTCGACCCTCACATCCTTGGCGTCGAACGGATTGTTGTTCGCGACGGAATGTCTGAGGTTCTGCACCTGGCGAATCCCCCATTCCGGAACGGACGCCTCATCTTCCTGGATGGTCGCTTGGCGTTGCAGGGCGTCAGCCTGCGACTCAAGGGCACGCACCTGATCGCGAAGCGTTGAAACCGTGGCATTCGACGCTTCGAGCTGTTCTCGCAACAGTTCGATGTCTTCCTCACGGTCCTTGTTCCGTTCTTTCGAACTCTTGTGTTCGACGACCCATCCAACGACCGTCACGACCAGCGTGAGAACGAATGCGGCGAATTCGATGCCGTGCTGTGAAAACCAATCAGTCATGAAAACGATTCTAAGGAGAATCCAATGAACAACGAAATCCAACGGTTCGATTTCAGGGGCGCATCATTGCGCACCTTGGCCGATGAGGCGGGGGAGCCTTGGTTCGTCGCCAAGGACGTATGCGACATCCTCGAACTGAACAACATCACAGAAGCTCTTCGCCCTCTTGATGACGATGAGAAGACCAACTTCAGAAATTCTGAAGTTGCTCAGAGTGGTGGTCGTGCGCCTCTCATCATCTCTGAGCCAGGCCTGTACAAGCTCATCATGCGCTCGCGGAAGCCGGAGGCCAAGGAATTCCAACGTTGGGTGACTCATGAGGTGCTTCCCCAGATTCGCAAAACCGGCGGCTACATCCCCACCACAGACGCGGATGATGACATGACCATCCTCGCGAAGGCCGTGATGATCGGCCAGCGCACCATGGAAGCGCAGAAGCAGAAGATCGCCGAACAGCAGACGCGCATCGTGGAACTGGAGCCGAAAGCGCGGTTCGCGGACGCCGTGGCCGCGTCCGACGGCACGTGCCTGGTCGGCGAGTTGGCGAAGATGCTCCGGCAGAACGGGATGGACATCGGCCAGAACCGGCTGTTCCGTCTTCTTCAGGCTGACGGGTATCTCGGCAAGTCCGGCTCGAATCGCAACGTGCCGACACAGCGTGCGATGGACCTCGGCCTGTTCCGCATCAAGGAGACCACCGTCACCCATGCGGACGGGCACACCACGGTCAGCCGCACTCCGAAGGTCACGGGCAAGGGGCAGCGCTATTTCATCGACCGGCACTGGGGTCGCGCTCAGCCGTCGTTGGAAGCGGGTGCGTGATGTCAGTCGATGACTCTTTTGTGCCGTGCCGTATCGACAAGCCGAATCCGTTTGAAGTGCTGTTCGCACTGATTTACATGGGTGTCGGAGTGTTCTGTCTGATTGCGGGTCTCCGGCGGATGGAACGCTGGGAGATTCTTTTCGGATTCGCGATGTTGATGGTTGCATCGCAGGTATCCAACAGGTTTCTCGCGCGCAAGCGACTCTACGAGGACTGCTTGGTGTTCTACAAGCCGTCGGAAGTCACCCAGGAAGTTGAAGGAAAGATGATCCGGACGCGACAAGCTGACGGGCACCCTCGGAAAGAAGCGCTGAAATGAATGGTTTTGCTATCTTGTTCTTCAGGTTCTCCCATACAGTGGGTTTCTCGGTCTGTGTCTCCGCCATGTACAGTACGCCAAGCAGGGCTTGCAAGGAGATTCTCAGGTCGAATTCTTTCCCGGCTATGTATTCGTCGAGGTTCCTTCTTGCCTCAGAGATGAGGTCCAGTACATACACTCGCAGCGATGTTGGCAGACTGTCGTCCTCTCGTACTGCCTTCAGCGCTTCGTCCAGGAATTCGGAGATTGTCTTGTGTGCTTCTTCGGCAATGGAGATCGGTAGCGATGGCGACTTGTCGGCGATGATTTCCAATGCCTGTGCTTCAGCCGCATCCAGAGTGATATCTCGTTGTTGGGAAGTCGAGAAACCGGCCCAGTATCCGCTTCCTGAAGAATTTGTGTACGACTCCCATAGTTTCTGCCATATCTGTGGCATGACGCTTTTCGTCGTGCCCAATCGTCTGACATTCATTTTGATCAGATTGTCCAGGCATGTTTCGGTGTCATGCATTCGGCTGAACGATGTGGATATGCCATCGTCGAAGCCATCGTCCCTTTCCTCGATTTTGAAGAACTGCAGCATGTACTCGGCTGGGTTCATTGATTCTTCTCCTAACTGTTCGGCCCGCACGTCGGAAATGCGGGGTGACACCGAGTTTAGGAGAGGGCCGGGCGGTTCTCCTAACGCCGCCCGGCGTCACACACGCAAAGGAGGCGCGTGATGGTCCCGCGATACGAGCTCGAGGATGCGAGCCGTGTGCCGTTGAAGGACAGGCTCGCATGGACGATCCCGCAGGCCGCGAGCCTGTACGGCATCGACTACGACGGTCTGCGACAGGCCGTCAACCAGGGGAACGTGGACACGTTCCGCCCGCCAAGCAAACGAGGGACGCCCTCACGTCGCCACATCAGGCGCGAGGAGATGGACCGGTACGTCAAATCATTGGAGGAATAGACATGGAGAGGAAACCCAGCAGGGAAGCTGACATCGCGCGAAAACATCCGCACGAACGCCTAGCGACGCTCGTCGCGCTGGTCGTGGCGTGCGTGACCGGCACGCTGCTGTTCGGCTGGTGCGTGCCCGCGCGCAGCTGGCAGGCCGTGCTTTGCGGGGCGCTCATGCTCGTGGCGGTCACCTACCTGACGTACGTGGACACGCGCCATCATCCACCGGTCGAGGACTTCGACGACCCCGACCTGCCGTAGGGTCTTCCGCCGGCGTGCATGGTCGCGGACGGCGGCGGGGAGGGACGCGCATCCTCTCTCCCTGTCGCATCAGCCCTCCGCCGTCCGTCCGCCGCGGGTTCGAATCCCGCCGACGGCTCTTGGCCGGACCGTCAACGCCGCCCGCATCCCCGTTCTTCGGTGCTCTTGGGAATGCGGGAACGATGGGCGCGTACTTTTCTTCGTCATGGCGTCCAGCGGTCCGGCCGCATCAACACACACAACCAGATACAAGGAGGATCCAATGGATGAGATTCTGCCGCATTGGCGTTTCAGTCCGAACGCACCGGACCTGCCGCCGTTGGACAAGGGCATGACGAAACGCGACAGGATCGTCGCGGCGGCGTGCAGGGAGGCGATGGAGTCGAAGGAGTACGCGGCTTTGCTGAATCTCGAACGTCTCGGCGTGAGGTTCACGGGCCTCGTGGGCGTCTGCGTGCGGGAGGTCGCGCGGATCGTGTTGGACGCGATGCCGGACGACGCGGCGCACGAGACGGCACGGATGCAGTTGGAGCACATGGTGAAGACCAGGGATGGCGGCGAGACCATCCGCATCGTCAAGACTCTCGCCGTGAAAGGAAGGTTCTGATGGCCGGAGAGACAGTCATCACCATCGTGGGCAATCTGACCGCCGACCCGGAGCTGCGCACGACGCGGAACGGCAGGAGCGTGGCCGGTTTCTCGATCGCGTCCACCCCGCGCACGTTCGACCGGCAGTCGCAGCAGTGGGTCGACGGCGACGCGTTGTTCCTGCGCTGCAGCGCGTGGGGCGATCTCGCGGAGCATTGCGCGCGCAGTCTCGTCAAGGGCATGCGCGTGATCGTCCAAGGCCGGCTGACCCAGCATTCGTGGGAGGACGAACAGCATCAGAAACGCACCGCCGTGGAACTGCAGGTGGACGAGATCGGCCCCTCCCTGCGGTACGCGACCGCGCAGGTGACCGGGACGCGCAAGGCCTCCGCCGGCGCGTACGGGGACCCGTCGTCCACCCCGGCCGGCTACACGGGCGGGACCGTCCAACCGCCGCCATCCGACCCGTGGAGCGCGCCACAAAACCAATCAACCGAAACGGAACCCGAATTCTAAGGAGGAATCATGGGCATCACCATCAAGGACCTGAACGTCGAGGACCTGCATCCGAACCCGGACAACCCACGCAAACGCATGGACGACGTGGCCGACCTGGCGGCCAGCATCCGCACGCAGGGCATCAAACAACCGCTCCTGGTCACACCGACCGCACAACCCGACATCGACGGCCGCACGCAATACCGCGTCGTCATCGGACACCGCCGTCTCGCCGCCGCCAAACACGCCGGACTCGACACCGTCCCGGCGATCGTGGAGGAAATGGACCCACGCCGCGAACGGGAGATCATGCTCGTCGAGAACACGCAACGCTCCGACCCGACCCCCGTCGAGGAGGCCGACGGCTATCAGGGACTCCTCGACCTGGGCATGCAGGTCAAGGAGATGGCCCGGATGACGGGCCGCAGCGACAGGTTCGTGCGCCGACGCCTGAAGATCGCCGGAATCCCACGACAGACACGCGACAGCGCCCCCGACTTCGACCAACTGACCCTCGACCAACTGGACAAACTCACCGAATTCGAATCCGATCCGGACGCCCAACGCGAACTCGCCCGCGCCCGCGACTTCGAATGGACGTACCAGAAGCTCTCCCGCCAACGGCTGAAGACCGAATGGAAGAACGACGCCGCACAGGCGCTCACCTCCGCCGGCGTCGACGTGCATGACATCCCCGACGGGGAGCACTACTGGAATTGGAGTCCGCATGGTTATGTGTTCGGCCGTGTGATCAACGATCTGCGCAAGCCCTTCTGGACGGAGTTCACCGAGGACGAGCGTTGGCCGCAGGAGCTCGTGTACGCCGATGATTACGGGTTCTGCACGTACAGGCCGATTCCCGCCGACGAATTGGAGAAGGCCGAGGCCGGCAAGGAGGCGTCGAGGGCGGCGAACGCGCGTCGCCGGGAACTCGACCGGCGGGCGCGGGAATTCGAGATGGTGGCGAAGGCGAGCCGTGTCGCGTGGTTGAGGGACAACCTGCGCGTCCTCTCCGGCGAGCGTGCGCGGGAGGCGACGTACCGGCTCATGGTCGCCGAGACCGTCGGCTCCGGTTCGGAGTTCCCGAGTCTGTACTGCGGCGAGAACGTCGTCGCCACGCTCGTCTCGTTCGGCTGGAGCATGCCGGTCGCCGAGTGTGACGACGGGCATTGGACGTTGGAGTGCGGGGAGAACCTCGACGCCATACGTGACACGTTGATGGATGACCGGTCGCGGATCCTCGACGTGCTGGCGGCGCGCCGCGAATCGGACGCCGATTGGATGATGTGGCGCAACCGGTACGGGGTGGACCGGCTGACCGTCTGGTACGACGTGCTGGAGCGTGCAGGCTATCAGGTGTCCGCCGACGAACGCAAGGCCCTCGAAGGCGAATACATCGACGAAAAGGACGAATCATGAGCTTGCAAGCATTGACATGGGTGATATACGAGGTGGGCGCGGATATCAAGTACTCGGATTTCCGCGTGCTGCTCATCCTCGCCGACATGGCCAACCAGCAAGGCAACGGCGCGTATCCGAGCCGCAGCACGATCGGCCGTCTGACCGGATACAGCGTTCGAACGGTGTCATACGCGCTGAAGAACCTGGAATCTGCCGGACTTATCCGCAGGGGAGACCAGCGCATCGTGTCCGGACTCGGCGGATACAAGCCGACCGTCTGGAACCTCAACATGGACAGGGATGCAAAAACTGCACCACTCGAAACCAACGATACAGCAGTGCAAACAGACTGCACACCAGCAGTGCAACGAGGGGTGCAAAAAACAGGGGACAGGTGTGCAAACAGCAGTGCAATAGGCTTGCACAAGAACCCATCTAAGGAAGAACCGTATATAGAACCTAGAGAGAGTAACGCGCGCGAGAGAAAACCAACCCCAATACCAGCCGACTGGAAACCCACCGAGGAACACCGGGCGCTCGCCGACCGGCTCGGCGTCGACTGCCACGCCGAAGCCGACAAATTCCGCGACCGCGCCCTCGACTCGGGAGCCCGCTCGGCAGACTGGAACGCGAAATTCCGCAACTGGCTCGTCAAAGGCAAGGAACGCGGATTCGCCACACCAAAAGATTCCAGCGCTCGCCGAAGGTTCACGTGGGGCAGCGAAGAGGTCAAACGGGTTCTCGGCCCGATAGCCTGCGAGGGCACGGACACGTACGTGGAGCTCGCGTGCAAGGTCGCCGACCTACTCAACCAGGGCCTGGACCCGGATATGTTGCGCCGTCAGCTCGCGGACGTGTCCGACAACGCATGGGTCGAACAATTGTTCGAACAGGGGGAGGTGGCGTGAACGGCATGGACATCGCACGTATGACAAGCATCCTCGCGTCGGTCGTCCAAACCGTCGACCGATTGGAACTCGCAGCGCTCGACGGCGCGCGGCTCACCGCCGCCGACCTTGACCGCATCCGCGATATCAGACGCGACTGCTCGACCTGCGTCGGCCTGCTCGACCGTCTCGACGGGAGGGAACGCGAATGAACGCGGCGGAGAAGACCGAGTTCGAGAGATCGAAGCGTCTCGTCGCGCAACGGCAGGGCTGGCATTGCCTCCGATGCGGCGTGAACACGCATGGCGGCGCATGGCATTCCACGCATCACCGCCAGTCCCGCCGCTTCCACGACAACGGGCCGGCGAACCTGGTGCGCCTGTGCGGTTCGGGCACGACCGGCTGCCACGGGTGGGCGCACGCCCATCCGGCGGAGGCGCGGAGGCTCGGCTACATCGTCCCCGGTTGGGCGGATCCGAGGACCGTGCCGGTACGCGACTGGCGCGGCGTCTGGCTGTGGCTTGACGAGGACGGCACCGCCAGGCGTCTCACCCGAACCGAAATCACCGCATTGGGCCAGTGAAAGGAAGAACCAACCATGAAACATGCGGCATCATGCGACGGCAAGCCCGAGGCGCTGCTGTGGCTCGACTTCGAAACCACCGGAACGGACAGGGAGGACAGCCTGCCGTTGGAGGTCGGCATGGAATGCACCGACGTGCTGGGCGAACATCCGTTCGGATCCCTGCACCGCATCATCCGCCCGACCCATCTCGACCTGTTGGGCATGGACCCGATCGTGTTCTCCATGCACACGGACAACGGGCTCCTGTTCGAACTGTTGAACGGCTCCGCCAGGAACGACTGCGCGCAGTCGGTCGCCAACGCCGTCGAAGAACATCTCGACTCCCTGTCGCAACGCTTCACGCTGATCCCGGCCGGAACGAACGTGGACTTCGACGTCGACTTCCTCAAACGACTCGGCCTGAACCCGGACAGGTGGCTGTCATATCGCAAGTTCGACCTGACCACGTTCCGCCGCTACCTCACGTTCCTGACCTACCCGATCGACCCGTACGGCGCCGGCGGAGGCCTGCACCGCGTCCGCGACTGCATCAGGCGTGACATCGACGACTACAGACGGTACAGCGAGATCCTGCGAAAAAACATGGTGGCATGAAAGGAAGAACCATGAAACCCACAACCAGGGAAACACGACCCCGCAAATGGCGCAAACCAACGCCATGCCCCATATGCGGCTGCACGCGCATCGGCTTCCAATGGATCGCGACCGCATACAACCCGATACTCCACACGACCCGCGCCATCTGGCGCGTCCAATGCCGACACCGCCAAGGCATCCTCATCATCACCAGACACAACGACCTCAAAGAAGCCATCCGCGCGTGGAACACGAGAGCCAACAAACACAAAAGAAAAGCAAAGGAACGGTGAACCAGTGAAAACGAAGAAAATCCTCGTGGACATGATCATGAAATGGCACCAAGCCGGATACTCAACCGACGAAATCGCGCCACTGGTGCCACAAATACCGAAACCCGAAATCCAAGCCATCATCCAACACCGCGAATAAACAAGAAACCCGACCTTCCGGCCGGGCTCCTGGCATCACCACCAGAAGACTACCACGCCGGAGGGAATCGAACAAATGTACGAACCAACCAACGAATCCCAATCAACCACCAACACGACAACCAACACCACCAGCACCACCACCAACCAAACAACACCAGCGCTCGCTGACGTGTGCTTTGTGTGCGGCGGCCCGTGCCGCGTCGGCGACACGATGTGCCTCGTGTGCGACGGGCGGATGTGCGGCTGGCTGCTCGGCTATCCGTCATGGCTGGGGTCGTTGCGTGAATTCCTGGATTCGACCGCGCACTACGGCGGCCATCAGCCGGGACGTGCGAACCCCGCGTCCGCGCCCACCCCGGTCAGACTGTCGGTCCTCGATCATCTGCGTGAGGTCGAGGACATGGCGATCGCGTTGTGGCGCAGGCTGTACGCGCCGCCGGCGATGCCGTGGGCCACGCGCGTCACGCATCCGGGCCTGACGGACATGCTCGGCGCATGCGCGTCATGTCCGCGACTGCGCCGTCTGCCGGACATCGCCGACCACTACCGGCAGTGGGAGATGCTCGTGCGTCACACGTTGGCCATCATCGACGTGCCCCCGGCAAGGCACGGCATCGGCAGGTGCCCGAACCCGCTGTGCGGCGTCGAACTGCAGGCCGCCGTCGACGCGGTAAGCGTCGCGTGCCCGATGTGCGGCAACACCTACCGTGTGGTGGACGTGCGGCTGGCGTTCCTGCGGGAGTGCATCTCGTCCGGCCGCACGTTCACCTCCGGCGAGTGCGCCGAGCTGCTGCGCGAATGCGGATTCAGCTGCAACGTGAACACGATTCGCTCGTGGCGCAAGCGCGGCAGGCTCCAGCCGGTCGGCAGGAACGGGAAGGGGCGGCCGTTGTACAGGCTTTCCGACGTGCATGGGCAGGTCGTGCGGCACGGCTCGATTTGACATGATCGAAAGTGCAACGCATAATTGTCAGTGGATTAGAGGGTTCAAACCGAGAGCAGACGGTTTGAACCCTCTTCATATCCACCTTGGATTCTCCTAACTCCTTGGGTTACGTACCCGTCCTGTCCGAACGGCATATCGGACACGCTCCGCCCACTCACGTCAGAGTGGGCATACACCAATAGCGGCAGGCAAGCCAATCCCGCGACTCACGTGATGCGGTGATGCTCAAACCGCCTGTCCATGCCTTCGTAGGAATCAACGGCAGGTCGCACCGGTCGTAGATCTTCGGATCCTCTTCCTTGCGGCCGCGTGTATGCGCGGGTTCGAATCCCGCCGAAGGCGCTAGCCGATCCGCGGTAAGGGGGCGACGATGGAAGACGTGCTCAAGGAGATAGCCCACCAGCTCACCCGCTTGGCCGACCAGGGAGAACAGGCGGGCATGCAGGTCGGCAGGGGCGACGCATTGGAAGCGTGGGGGCTGCGGATCTACGAGAGCGAGTTCCTGGCGGCGCTCGAACGACTCGGGATCGAAGTTGTGGAATGAGAGGCGAACGCGATCCGCGCAAGGCGAACGGATGGAAGCGCGCCCGGCTTCGTGCAAGGGTGCTGGCCGCGTACGATGTGTGCGCCATCTGCGGCAGGCCGGTCGACAAGACGCTGAAGACGCCGCATCCGATGAGCGCCGAGGTCGACGAGATAATACCAGTCAGCCGAGGCGGCGATCCGCTCGCATGGGGCAACGTGCAGCTCACGCACCGATGCTGCAACCAGACCAGAAGCAACCGGTCGAACGAGTGGGCGAAACGGAAGGCGGCGGGCAGGCCGACGGTCAAGGCGGCGGCGATGCCGTTCAAAACCATCGGCATCTGACCGGCACCCACGGGAGTGGATCCTACCGGCGGTGCGCCGCCTGCCCCGCCGCATTGGGCCGATATCTCTCCGGGACTTCAAAACGTGACGATACGGAAACGTGACGGAGGTGTGATGTTATGGAATGCCTTGAATGCGGCAAGGAATTCCGTCCCTCCGGACGCGGCAAGCCAGGCAAGTACTGCTCCGGAGCATGCAAGGCGAAAGCCTATCGACGCAGGAAGAAGAACGGCGAGGTCGCGGCCGTTGCGAAACCGAAGCGAGCGAAGACGGAGGGCCCTGCGAGGATCACGGGGCTTGACCGTCGCAGCTTCGAGCGGATGATGGACGGCTCCCATGAGGACACGCTCCGCGAAATCGTCGGCAGACTGCGCGAGGCCCTGCATGACCCGTCGACGCCGGCCAGCGCGTTGCCGTCGATCAGCAGCAAGCTCGCCGAATTCGACGAACGGATGCGCATGGCCGAGGAATCCGGCGGCCTGTTCGATGACGATGATGTGACGGAGGTTTCGGAGGATGTCGGAGCGTCGATTGTCTGATATCGCCCAACGGCTCGTGCAGCCGAATGATATCGTCGGAAGCGACTTCACGATGATCGACCGCGCGGCCGTCAGGGCGGGAATCCATTTCGACCTGTGGCAGAAGGGCTTCCTCTACCTGCTGTTCGGCAAGCGAGCCGACGGCAGGTACGCCTGCGGCTCCGGCGGCGCGGTACTGTCGTCCTGCCGCCAGATCGGCAAGACGTTCACGGTCGGCAACGCGATGTTCATCCTGTGCGCCGGACGCGCCGGGACATTGGTCATCTGGACCGCGCACCACACGCGCACCTCCGACGAGACGTTCGCCGACATGTGCGACCTGACACGCAACCCGAAGCTCGCCCGATACGTCGAGAACGTGCGTCGGGCGAACGGCCAGCAGGAGATTCGGTTCGCGAACGGCAGCCGCATCATGTTCGGTGCACGTGAGAACGGCTTCGGCCGTGGCTTGCACTCCGCGGACATCGAGGTGTTCGACGAGGCGCAGATCCTCACGGTGAAGGCGTTGGACAATCTGATCCCGATCGTGAACACGAGCCCGAACCCGCTGGTCGTGTTCATGGGCAACCCGCCGAAGCCCGGCGACCAGTCCGAGGCGTTCAGCGAGAAGCGGAACCTCGCGCTCGGCGGCGACGCCGAGGGCATGCTGTACGTGGAGCTCGCCGCCGACCGCGACGCGAATCCTGATGACCGTGAGGCGTGGGCGAAGGCGAACCCGAGCTATCCGACGCGCACCAGCGAGCAGGCGATCATGCGAATGCGCAACCTGCTCGCCGAGGACTCGTTCAGACGCGAGGCCCTTGGCATCTGGGACGAGCAGACCGCGCAAAGGGCGATAGACCCGAAGCTGTGGAAGCGGTCGGAGACCACGATCGTGCCGGATGGAGGCGTCCCGAGTTTCGCACTGGACATGCCGCCGGATCGCGGCACTCTGGTCATCGGCAATGCCTTGAAGCTGCCCGACGGCACGGCCTTGATCCAGATGGCGGCCATCGAGGACGCGCGCCGGAACGGCACCCAGTGGGCGGTCGAATGGCTGCGTGAACGGTGGCCGAAGACCGCCGCGGTCATGATCGACGCGCAGTCGCCGGCCATGAGCCTGCTGCCCGAACTGCAGAAGGCGCACATCCGCGTGACCGTCACCTCGATGGCCGAGATGGGACGCGCCTACGGACGATTCCAGGACATGCTCAACGACGGACAGCTGAAGCACCTGCCGGACGACGCGCAGCCGCAATTGGCCGCCGCCGTGCGCGGCGCGATAACCCGTAATCTCGGCGCCTCGGGCGCGCTGGCGTGGAACAAGCTCGGCGCCGACGTGGACATCAGCCCATTGGTCGCGTGCACGCTGGCCCTTTACGGCGCGTTCACATCGAAACGCATTCCAGGACGCAAACAGAGAGCTGGATGATAGTTATGGTTGAATTCTCCGCATTGGGGCCGATTCCCGGCATTCCCGACAGCGACATGGACACCGTCCAGCGCCTGTACCGGACATGGATCCGGAAATACGAGCGCAACGCGTTGAGGACGGAATACTACAACGCCCACGAACGTGTGAAGAACCTAGGCATCGCGGTGCCCGACAAGCTCGCCAGCCGGTTCCACGCATGCGTCGGCTGGCCGGCCAAGGCGGTGAAGACGCTCGCCGACCTGAGCGTCTTCGACGGGTTCACCTACCCGAACGGCGATGATGTGCACGGCGTCGACAAGATCATGGACCTCAACCGCTTCGACCTGATAACGCCGGAGACCATCGTGAACGCGTACACTCATTCGTGCGCGTTCCTCACCGTCTTCCAGGATCCCGACGACAGCGGGCGCGTGCGAGTGATCCCGCGACCCGCCACATGGTCGGCCGCGATCTGGGATTTCATGCGCAACCGCATCAAGGCCGCGCTGACCATCACCGACGTCGACGAGTACGGCAACGCCACCGACATGAACGTGTGGCTGCCGCACGTGGTCTACAGGTGCGACCGCGCCGCCGGCGTGTGGAAGGCCGTAGCCTGTCCGAACGACTGGCCGTATCCCACCGTGGTTCCCGTCTGCTACGACCCGCAGGCCGAACGCCCGTTCGGACGCTCCCGCATCACACGCCCGCTGATGGCGCTGACCGACGCGGCCATCCGCACCATGCTCCGCATGGAGGTGGGCGCCGAGTTCTACGCGGCTCCGAGCCTGTGGTTCATCGGCCTGGACCCTGACGCTTTCGAGGACAAGTGGAGCTCGCTGGTAAACAGCATCAACTCCATCAGCCGTGACGTGAACGACGAGGTGCCGACCCTGCAGCAGGTGCAGCAGATGACCATGCAGCCGCATTCGGACATGCTGCGCACGATCGCCCTGATGGTGTCCAGCGAGACCAGCATCCCGGTCAACGACCTGGGCATCACCATGGACAACCCGGCCAGCGCTGAAGCGATGATGGCCGCCGAACGCAAGCTGTCGCGCGAGGCCGACCGTCAGAACCATCTCTTCTCCTACGCGTTGGAGGAGGTCGTGCGCATGGTCGTATGCCTCCAAGAGCACATCGACCCTGAGAGCATGCCGGAATCATTGACGGGAATCCGCTGCCGGTGGAAGCCGACGCAGGAGATCAGCCTCGGCGCACGCGCCGACGCTTTCAGCAAGATCGCGAACGTGTCCGAAGCGTTCGCCCAGTCGGAGGCTAGCTGGCGGTACGCGGGCTTCGACCATGAAGACATCGCGGACATCATGGGCGCGATGCGCTCCCAGAACGCGCGCAGCGTGCTCGACAGACTCGTCGGAGGTGCCGGCAACGCCCAGCGGAAGGACTCCGAACCGCGGAAACCCGATGCCGCGGAACCGGGAAACGCCGGCAAGCCAGCGGATGGGGGCTGACGGCCTGAAGGCCAAGTTCGACGCATCGGGCATCGCGCTCCACGCCGGCGTCGAACCATCCAACGCCGCCCCTCCGCTCGGACTGGAAGGCGTCGGATTCAACGGACCGTGGTCCGTCTCGCTCAGGAACCCCAACAGCGAGTGACGAATGATCGGAGGCCGTGATGGATGGCGGTGCGAACCGGACCCCGAATCGCAGGCAGATCGGCGAACTGCGGCAGGCGCAGTCTCAGGCGTCAGCCTTGGCTAAACGGGAGCTGGGCAGGGTCTGGAGCGAGATCGGCGACTGGGAGCCGGAACAGCAGCGCGACGCGCTGCTCGAACTGGTGCCAGCGATCATCGACAAATACGCCGACACATCCAGCGTCGCGGCCGCCGAATGGTACCAGCGCGTGCGCGACAAGTGGATCTCCGACGATTTCAAAGCACGCACGCCGGTAAAGGCGAACGATGACATCAGCAAGCTGATCCGCGCGAACGCCGGCGTCCTGTTCGGCGACGGCGCGGACCCGGGGCGGATGCTCCGCTTCCTCAACGCCGTCGTGGACAAGGGCGTGAAGCAGGGAGGCCGCGACACTATCCGCTACAACGCGAAACGCGATCCGAAGAAACCGCGCTACGCGCGAGTCCCGTCCGGCGCTAAGACGTGCGCGTTCTGCGCGATGCTCGCGTCCCGCGGCTGGGTGTACGAATCAGCCGAGACAGCCGGCGCGATGAGCAAATACCATCCTGACTGCGACTGCGAGATCGTACCCAGCTGGGACAAGGACAAGCCGAACGTCGAAGGCTACGACCCCGAAAAGCTCTATGAGGACTATGAGAAGGCTTACAAGGCCGCGGGCGGCAATCCCACAATGGAAGACGTTCTCGCGGCAATGCGGAGCCAGCCGGGGAAGTACACGGATGGCAGGCTGGTGCCTGTGAAGGTTCCGAAGGATTGGAAGCAGCCGCACGCTCAGAACGAGGATCGTCTGCTTTCGATGAAGGGATTGGCGGATGTCACCGATGCGGAATGGTATCGGCGTCAGGAACGGGCCGGGGTTCCGCATTCGGTGGATACGCTTTACCCGCAGGAGATCGTGTTCCTCGAACGTTTCCGGAATCTCGGCAACCATGTCGAATGGATACCAAGAGACAAGGAGAACGCAACGGCGACAAACGACTTCCGCTGGATTGAAATGAACGAATTGTGCGAATTGAAATCCATGGCGAAAGCAGATTTCGGCAAGATTGCAGACCGCATCACCAAGGCCGTTCGAAGCGCCAAGGAGAATCACGATGTCGTCAAGGACTGTTTCGTCATAGACCTCGGCCAGGCGAAGCGTAAGGACAAACTCGTGCACCAATTGGAGAAATACAACGACCGCGAATGGAAAATCCGCAGGCTTTTCATCTTCGACGGTGAAGGGTTCTCGGAAATCAAATTGAAATAAAACAACCGGGAGCACCCCTCCGCTCATTGCGTGTTATTTCAACGCCGCAGAGGACCCCCGGTCTTTCTATATCCTATCACGCTTTTGGTGGGTTGGCCCAGCGGCGACGGCAGGAGCCTGTAAATCTCCGACATCGACACATCGCGGGTTCGAGTCCCGCACCCACCACTCGCAAGCCCCGGAACGGGGCTTTTTTAATGCCCTGGAACAGGGCGGAAGGAGCAGAGGCAATGACCGACGCAGCCACCATCGACAACGCCCAACAGCCGCAGGGGGAGGGTTCGGATGGCGTCCAGTCCGCCGAACCGCCGGTGGATTGGAAGGCGAAGTACGAGGTCGCCATCAAGCATTCCCGCGAATGGGAGTCCCGCGCGAAGGCCAACAAGGACGCCGCCGACGAGCTCGACAGGCTCAAGGAAAGCCAATTGTCCGAAACGGAGAAGCTGACCCGCAGAGCCGAACGAGCCGAGAGGGAACTGTCCGCATTGAAGACCGCCAATCAGGTCAACGCCTGGAAGAACGCGGCGGCCGAACAGTACCACGTGCCCGCGTCGCTGCTGTCCGGCGCGACCGAGGACGAGATCAACGCGAACGCGAAGGCGTTGGCCGAATGGAAGAACCCGGAACGTTCCGGCGCTTCCGCGCTCGGCGACCCGTCGGGCCTGCCCCAGACACCACCGAAAAGCGCCGACGACTGGATCCGCTCGGTCGCCCGGCGCAACAAATAAGCACTAACGGAAGGAGAAGCACATGGCTTCCATCGTCAATCAGATGATCGGCTCCACCGACCTCGGCGGCGGCCTCATCCCCACCGAGTACTCCACCCAGATCATCCAGGACATCCCCAAGCAGAGCGTCATGCTCTCCCGCGCACGCCGGATCACGATGAGCACCCGCACCCGCACCCAGCCGGTATTGGACTCCAAGCCCATCGCCTACTGGGTCGGCGGCGACACCGGACTGAAGCAGACCACGAAGATGGGCTGGAGCGGCCTGAACATCACCGCCGAGGAGCTCGCCGCGATCGTGCCGATCCCGGAAGCCGTCATCGACGACGCCGGCATCCCCGTCTGGGACGAGGTCATGCCGCGTCTGGTCTCGGCCATCGGCTACAAGCTCGACCAGGCATGCCTGTTCGGCACCGACAAGCCGTCCAGCTTCCCGAACGGCATCGTCCCGCAGGCCATCGCCGTGGGCAACAAGCTCACCCAGGGCGAGGACCTCGCCGCCGACGTGGCCACCATGGGCCAGAAGCTCGCCGAACAGGGCTACGCGATGAACGGCTTCGCCAGCAAGCCCGGCCTGAACTGGCAGCTCATCGGCCTGCGCTCCAGCAACGGCGCGCCGATCTACGTGCCGTCCCTCGCCGACGGCGCGCCGTCCACCCTGTACGGCTACCAGCTCAACGAGGTGAACAACGGCGCATGGGACACCACAAAGGCCGTGCTGCTCGGAGCCGACTGGACGAACTTCGTCATCGGCGTCCGCCAGGACATCACCTTCAAGATGCTCGACCAGGCACCCATCACCGACGACGACGGCAAGGTCATCCTCAACCTCGCCCAGCAGGACTGCATCGCCATGCGCGTCGTGTTCCGCGCCGGCTTCCAGATCGCCAACCCGATCAACGACGTGCAGTCGGACAAGGCGAAGCGCTTCCCGGCGTTCGTCATCCAGCCCGCCACAGGCAGGTGAGGCGCGCCATGGCATTGACACGACAGGTCACATTCGTCCAGCAGGACAAGATCGACGACCATCTGCCGGTCGAGCGGCTGGCCGCGTTCGACTCGGCCGGCGGCCCGGTCACGGTCGGCGGAGGAGCCGCGTACACGCTCCCCAAGGCCACCGCCGCCGTGCTCGGCGGCGTGAAGATCGGCGACAACATCACCATCGCGTCCGACGGCGCCATCTCCGCGCCTGCACCATACGCGCTGCCCGCCGCCACGGCGAATGCATTGGGCGGCGTAAAGCTGCAGGTGTTCGACGAAGCGATCGGCAACGCGAACTCCGCCGTGGCGAAGACCTCCGGCGAATCCACGACGAAGGCCGAATTCGACGCGCTCGTGGACGCCTACAACGCGCTGGCCGCCCAATTCAACCGGCTCATCAGCGGCCTCGCCTCCTCCGGCGTCATCAAACCGCCGGCCTCCTCCCGACAAGAGACGGCGCGATGACCGATGACCAACCGCAGACGGCGGCGTTCGCCACCGTCGACGATCTGGCGGCACGCTGGCGGGTCCTCTCCGATTCGGAGAGACGGCAGGCCGAAACCCTGCTGGACGATGCGAGCGACCTGATCCGCGCCGAATGCCCGACGTATGTGGATGCGGGCCGGTCGACGCTGAAGCGCATCACGTGCGCGATCGTGAAAAGAGCCATGCTGGCCGGCGGGGACGCGGCTGGAATCAGCCAGTCAAGCCAGACCGCAGGCCCCTTCACCGAAAGCCTCACGTACGCGAACCCCGCCGGCGACCTGTACCTCACGAACGCCGAGAGGACATCCCTCGGCCTGAAAAGACAACGCGCCTTCAGCGTCGAACTCGTGGGGGAGGAACAATGATCCGCGGTGAGAGCGTCACCGTGCTCCGCCCATCCAAAACCGACGGGAATGGGAAATACAACGCGCAGACCGCGAAATGGTCGGACGAGCCGGTGGACGACGTACTGCTCGGAACGGCCGCCCCGGCCGACGTGCAGGACGGCACGCGGCCGAACGCCCTGAGCGTCGACCTGACGGCCTACTTCCCGCGCGGCTACACAAAACCGCTTCGCGGCTGCCGCATACGCGCGCGCGGCCGCGTCTGGCAGGTCGTCGGCGACCCGATCCCGTATGACGGCGGACTCGCGCCGACCAAATGGAATCTCGCCGTGAACCTGCATCGTACCGACGGAAGGTGAATCATGACGGACTTCAAAGTCTCGAAGAAGTGGTTAGAGAAGAACGTCCTCTCCAACCCTGCCGTAAGGGACGCCCTGGACGCGAAGGCGCGGCGCATCGCACCCATCGTGAAGCGCATCGCCCTGAAGGAAGGCGACCGCGCATACGCGGAATCCGTACGCATCCAAACCGGCCGGCGTCCGGGCGCGAAATCGCCGACGCGCATCGCCCGCCCATACGCGCGGGTCATCATCGGCGACGAGCATGCCATGGAGAAGGAGCACGGCTCCAAATACTTCCCCAAGAAGGGCTTCCTCCGGCGTGCGGTCATGGAAGCGGGGTGACGGCATATGAGTGTGAGGCTCGAAGGCTCATGGCCACCGCCCCTGCCCATCGTCATCCGATGGCTCGCCGACCATGCCGGTGTGAAGGCGCTGACCGCGATCCCGGAGAACCTGCCAGATTCCCTGCCGGCCGTGGTCGTGAGCCCCGCCCCTGCGGGCGTCGACATGGGCGACTACACGCGCTCCGGCGGCGTGGACATCGACGTGTACGCGGCCGACTGGGAGTCCATGGACGTGACGATATCCTCCGTCACCTCCGCCCTCGCCTCGCTGCAGGGCGACGGCAACGAGTACGGGTACGTCGACTCGTCCGAACTGACCCCGTTCTCCGCCATCGCAGACCCCGACCCCGACGTGCTCCGCTGCACCGCGACGGTCACGCTCAGCACAAGACCACAATGATTTTCCGATAGAAGGAGGAAATGATGGCTGCAACAGACGTGGTCAGCATTCTCAACGACAACAACAGGAACGTCCGCAAATGGGGCACCCAACTGCTCGCCATCGCGGACTACTCCACCGCGATGCCGGCCGATTTCTTCGACGCCGCGACCAACAAGCCGAACGCGCTGCCCGAGGGATTCAAGGTCCTCGGATACATCAGCACCGACGGAGCGAAGATGAGCCGAGGCATCGAATCCTCGGACACCAACGCCGTGCAGGACCTGGAGCCCGTACGCTCCGACATCACCGGCCGCACCCGCACCCTGCAGGTCGTGTTCCTCGAGATGAACGCATGGGTGAAGGCCCTCGCCCACGGCCTGCCAGTATCCAAATGGCCGACCAAGGCCGACGATGGCTTCGAGTTCACCGACGGCGAGGCCACGGACTTCCCGTACTACAGGCTGATCTGGCTCGGCCAGGACGGCGTCGGCGCTGACGCCCACTACCGCATAGAGGCCGGATACCGTGTCAAGGTCACCAACCAGGGCGACAGCACGAAGAACCGCTCCGACGCGGAGAACGAGGACCAGACCTTCACGTTCTTCCGAGACCCGAAGACCGGCAAGGTCTTCTACGAGGGCGAGAAGATCGCCAAGGCGTCATCGGAGTCCCCGAGACAGGCTTCCATCACGCCGGACCCATCCAAATAGCCCTCGACCCATTCTTCCCGCACCGGGCTTTTCCTCGTTTCTTTCACCGGTGCGGGACCCGCCTTATTCTTCCGCCGAAAAGGAACGCTGCTCTTTGAAAGGATCGAGCAATGACCGACGAAAAACGCAAAGTCCGCTCTCTCAATGCCATCAAGGCGAAATACCTGGAATCCCATCCCGCGATCCCGGAATGGATCGAATTCACCATCGACGACAAGCCGGACGCGCAGGTGTTCCGCATCCACTCGCCCCTGTTCCAGACCAACGCCGAGAAGCGCATGTTCGCGCACGCTCAGGAAAGCGGCGACGAGTTCGAACTGGCCAAGGCGCTCCTCGGGGACCAGTGGAAGGCGTTCGACAGGGACGGAGGGGCGGTCAGCCTGCTCATGCTCCTGCTCAACGACGTGGCCGAATCCATGACGGGGACCGACGGCGAGGGAAACCCTACGACGCTTTAGAGCTCCTCGACGGCAACGGGCACGCGGAGGAGCTGGAGGCCGCGCTGTGCGCCGTCTACGCCCCACGCGACCCGATCAGGGAGTTCTGGCAGGGGCTCATCAGCCTGCGCGCCCTGCATGCGCTGATCGTGCACATGCCACCCGACAACGTGTTCTACCGCGCCCTCGCGGGCGACGGGTGGAGCGAATCGGAGTGGCTGCTGCATGACCTGGGCGACATGCTCCGCGACATCCAGCTGACTGTCACCCAGTGCGCCCCGTTCGTCGAGCATCCACTCGAGGAGGGGGATATCCGCCCGCGCACTCGCCCTCCGGCGGTCGTGCTGGCGGAATCCAAGCGCGAACAGACGCCCGCCGACGGCAGGGCGCTGCATGCGCGTGAGCGCGACGAGCTCATGGCCCTCGTCTTGGGCGATCAAACGAGAAAATGAACAGTGAGGTGGCCTCATGGCCGGTACAGCCGCGTGGATAGACGTGCTCCCCAACCTGAGCGCGTTTGGCGCAAAGCTCAACAGCGGCGTGACGGCCGCGGCCACGTCGGCCGGCAGAAACGCCGGCAAACGCTTCTCCGACGCGATGAACCAGGCCGCGTCGGGCGACGTGCTGTCCGAACAGGTCAAAAGCCTCGAGGCCGCCGAAGGACGCGCCCGGAAGGCCGTGAACGCGGCCACCGCCCAGATCGCCAAGGCGCGCGACGAGCAGAAGAGCGCCGCGCTGCGCGCACAGGCCGCGGAGACGGGGCTTTCCGAAACCGTCGCGAAATACGGCGCCTCGTCCGCGCAGGCGCTCAACGCGCAGGCGCGTCTGAACGACGCGCGCAGCAAGGCCCGTCAGAAGGACGAGGCGCTCAAGAACGCCGAGGAGCAGATCAGCGCCGCGCAGAACGGTTTGAAGGAGACCCAGAACCAGCTGGCGGACGCACAGCGCAAGGCGTCCAACACGACCGGCGGGTTCCGCGCCACGCTCGCCAAATGGAAGGCCGCCGCCGACGCGGCGAGATTCTCCACCGGCACCCTCACCGAAGCGCAGACGCGCCTGGGCGAGGCCAGCCGCCGCACGGCCGCACGGTTCGGCGCCATGGCCGGAGCGGTGGGAGGATTCGCGTCGAGCATCGCCGGCAAGGCCATCGCCGGCATCGCATCCCTCGGCTCGTCCATGGTCGACGCGTCCGACTCCGCGCAGAAGTTCGCCAGCACCATGGGCTTCGCCGACGTGGACGCGGACACCATCAGACGTCTGACCGCGTCCACGCAGGAGTACGCCGACAAGACGGTGTTCGACCTGAGCGACATCAGGAACACGACGGCCCAATTGGCCGCGAACGGCGTGGACAACTACGCCAAGCTGGCCGAGGCCGCCGGCAATCTGACCGCCGTGGCCGGAGGCGGAGCTGACGCGTACAAGAGCGTCGCCATGGCGTTGACGCAGACCGCCGGCGCCGGCAAGCTCACCACGGAGAACTGGAACCAGATCGCCGACGCCATCCCCGGAGCATCCGGTAAGCTGCAGAAGGCCATGAAGGACAACGGCGCGTACACGGGGGACTTCCGCGATGCCATGGAGAAGGGCCAGATCTCGGCCGACGAGTTCAACCAGGCTTTGCTCCAGCTCGGCATGGATGACGTGGCCAAGAAGGCCGCCTCCTCGACCAGCACGTTCGAGGGCGCGATGGGCAACTGGCAGGCCGCCCTGCAGAAGCTCGGCGCGACCGCGCTCGACAAGGTCAAGCCACAGTTGACCGGCGCATTGGACTTCATGAGCGACAAGGTCACCGATTTCACGGACTGGTTCTCCGGCGCGTGGAACGGCCTGTCGCAGAACACGACGCTCAACGGGTTCCTCACCTCGACGCGGGACCTGTTCTCCTCCGTGTTCGACGTCGCGAAAAACAAGGTCACAGGATTCTTTGCCGCGTTCAAAAACACCGGAGCGTTACAGACAGTCTCGCAGGCGTTTGGCGTGGTCGTCGACGCGGCAAAAAGCCTCGGAGGCGCGTTCAATGATGTGATGTCGCGGTTCGGCGCGCTTGCCGGACTATCCGGAGACGCCAGCGCCTTCGGCGACGTCGTGGGCAAGGCGTTCCAAGGCGCGTCCGTCCTCGTCGACAAGGCGGCGGGAGCGTTGGGCCGCGTCAGCGGCTGGGTGTCGCAGAACTCCGGGATGGTCGCCGGCGCGTTGGCGTCGATCGCCGGAGGGTTTGCCGCGTTCAAGGCCGCGACGCTGATCACGGCTGCCGTCAACGCGCTCAAAGGGTTCAGCCTCGCCTCGACTGCCGCGGCCGCCGCGCAGTCGGTGTTGAACGTGGCCATGAACGCCAACCCGTTCGTGTTGACCGTCACCGCCGTCGGCGCGGCCGTGACCGCATTCACATGGTTCTTCACCCAGACCGAGACCGGGCGGAACATCGTCTCCACGGCGTGGACCGGCATCCAAAACGCGGTCAGTGTCGTCGTGACATGGTTCCAGACGTATGTGGTTCCGGTCTTCCAGACCGTGTGGGGCGCGTTGCAGACCGGCTTCCAGATCGTCGGACAGATGTTCTCCACGGTGTGGAACGCGATCAAGACCGCCTTCCAGGTCGGGTTCCTGTTCATCAGCACCGTGGTCCTCACCCCGTTCAAGCTCGCGTTCGACGCGCTCGGAGCGGCGTTCAACTGGCTGTATGCGAACGTGATCCAACCGGTGTGGGCTGGAATCCAAGCGGTGTTCCAAGCGGCTTGGTCGTGGATCGATTCGAATGTGATCCAACCGTTCCAAGCCGGTCTCGACGCCATCGGCACGGTGTTCAACTGGCTGTATGCGAACATCATCAAACCGGTGTGGGCTGCGATCAGCGGAGCGTTCCAGACCGCGTGGAACTGGATCGACCAGAACGTGGTGCAACCGTTCAAAGCGGGCATGGATGCGCTCGGACAGAGCGTCCAGCACATGAAGGACATGGCCTCCAAGGCGTGGGACTCGCTCAAGGAGGCCGCCGCGTCACCGGTGCGGTTCGTGGTCAACACCGTCTATACCAACGGCATCCAGAAGGTGTGGAACGGCATCGCCGGAGCCATCGGACTCGACAACCTCAAACTTCCCGACGCGAAGATCAAGTTCGCGTCTGGCGGCGTCATACCGGGCTACACGCCGGGCCGTGACGTGACGATGGCGGCCGTGAGCGGCGGCGAGGCGATCATGCGCCCCGAGTTCACGCGCGCGGTAGGCAAACAGCAGATCTACGAGTGGAACCGTCTCGCACGAGTGGGTGGAGCGCAGGCCGTGCGCGACAGCATGACAGGCGTGCCGCATTATGCGAACGGCGGCGTCGTGCCGGCGTCGCAGGCCATCGCCAACGCCAACCGGGCGACGGCCGGCTCCGGATTGCTCGACAAGTTCGGCGACTTCCTCTCGGGACCCGCCGAATGGGTACGCTCCAAGATCCTCGACCCCGTCACGAACATGGTCAAAACCATCGGCGGCGGCAACTGGGGAAGCATGATGGGCAGCCTGCCCGTCAGCCTCGCCAAGGGATTGGTGGACAAGGCCGTCAACGCCGTCAAGGACTCCTTCTCCGTCATCGGCGGCAACACATCCACCGGTTCCACCGGGGGCGCCGGCGTGGAACGGTGGCGCGGCCTGGTCAACCAGGTGCTGACCATGCTCGGCCAGCCGACCAGCTGGGCGGACACGGTGCTGCGCCGCATGAATCAGGAGTCCGGCGGCAATCCGAACGCCATCAACAACTGGGATTCCAACGCCAAGGCCGGTCACCCGTCGCAAGGCCTGATGCAGACCATTCCGGGAACATTCGCAGCCTATGCGGGGCCTTATCTGGCGCGTGGCATCACTGACCCGCTCGCCAACATCTACGCCGGCGTGAATTACGCACTGCACCGTTACGGCAGTCTTTCCGCCTTGAACCGCGCGGGCGGCTACGCTCTCGGCGGCATCGTCGAAGATCGTCCGACCCTGTACGACCGCGGCGGCATCCTGCCTCCCGGACGGCATCTCGTCGCCAACGAGACCAGGCAGCCCGAACTCGTCCTGACGCGCGAGCAGATAGTCAGGATCTTCGGCTCCGACGTCAAGGACAAGGGCGACAGGACCGTGAACCTCAACGTGAGCATCCCCGAACGCTCCGACCCATGGAGCGATGCGTCGATCCTGGTGCGCACGGCGCGGCACCAACTGAGATAAGGAGGCCGATGTGGCCTGTTTCGTGGAACTGTCGGCCCCCGGCATGGAGCCGGTGCGCTTCGAGGGTCTGGGCGACCTTGACTGCCTGTGCGTCGCCAAGGGCGGCATCGAGGGCTGGTGGTCGACTCCGACGGCGAAGGTCAGCGTGATCGCCCGCGGCCAGGGCGACGGCGGGCACGACGTGAGCGAGGACGACATATCCTACGCCAGCCGTACCGTCACCCTGCACTGGAACGCGAACGCCTCCGGCCGCGGCGCTCTCACCGTCTTGACCGACAGGGTGCGCAGGCTCGCGCACCGGCTGGTCAAGATGCGGGTGGTCGACGGCATGGAGGACACCTACTGCGCCGGCGGGTATCTCACGCTGGCACAGCAGCCGGATTATCGTGCAGGCAGCATCGCCGATTCGACCATCACCATCGTTTTCGAGCGTCCCGAACGCCTGTCCACGCTGGCGCACTCCGGCGAGGCTCGCGCGTCGGTGGTGCAGGCCGGAGGTCTGAGCTACGGCACCGGCAATGCCGGCCTTGCGTACCCGCTGTCGTATGGCACGGTATCCGATGGCGCGACGGTCATGCGTCTGCCGAACCAGGGCACAAGCCGCGCCTACCCGACCTACGCGCTTAACGGTGAGTGGCCGAATGGCTGCACTCTTCGCCTGGCATGTGATGGGCTGGGTTCGACTCTTGCCTTCAACCGCGCGATTCACACCGGCACACCGGTGCTCCTGGACACACGCTCGCGTACCGCCACCATGGGAGGCGTGGACGTGTCCTCGGGATTATCGCGGCGTGGCTGGATGACGATACCCGCCGGCAGTGCGCTGACCGTCAATCTCGCCACGCCTGGTAGTGGCTGGGTCACATGCGAATCACACGACACATACATGTAAGAACATCGTTCGTTTTGGAGGCGCAATTCATGGTTACCGCTTTGGGTATCCGTCCCGACGGCAAGAATCAGGGCGTGAGCCCCCAGGTGCACAGGCACATCATCAGCTCGCAGTGGACGAGCGACGGCATCATCCATGGTCTGACCGTGACAGGCGGCACCGGACTCACTTACAACGTCGCCGCCGGCACCGCGCTCATCCAGCCGGACGGCCAGAGTGGCGAGGCTGTGCTCGCGTATTGGCCGGGCGGACAGACCCCCGCGGTGAGCGCCGGCAACGCAGGACTGAGCCGGTATGACGTCATCTGGCTTCGCGCGCACGACCTTGACAAGGGCGACGCGGACAACCAGGTCGTGCTTGGCGTCACGCAAGGCACTCCGGCCGCAGATCCGGACGTGCCGCTCGACCAGGTGCCATCCGGCGTGGCGCGGTTGGCGGTCATGCTCGTGCCCGCCGGCATGACCCAGACCAAATCCTGCAGCGGCGACGGCGCAGAACGATACGCCCTGCCGTACGGCGCGTCCAAGGGTCTGATCGCCCGGAACGTCCGCAATTACGAGGGTCCGGCGGACATGGGCGACGGCGGCAAGGACTATTTCGAGCAGGACACATCTTTCTATCTGCCGACAGACCGTCTTGTCGAACTTCGGTATGCTGCAATTGCCTGCGCCTGTCGTCACGAAGATCCGCGGAAGCCGACCGAGAATGCCACGCAGATGGCATGCTGGTACGTCGGCTTCCAGATCGACGGGAAGGACGTGGCTGGCGGCGGCGGCCAGTTCCAGGTGTCGCGAGCATGGCAGCCTGTCCATCTCAATACGCTCGTCCAATTGTCCGCGGGGTGGCACACGGTACGCACGCGCAACCACAGGGTCGCATGGGGCGAGAACGTGTATTTCATCTGCCATTCCGACTCGAAGGAGAACTACCCCGGCCGCACCCTCGAGGTGTGGGACCGCGGAGTGAACGTCGGTTAAAGGAAGGATCGATATGGCTTGGCGCGCGTACATCGTCGACACCATCAGCGGCCAGATCATGTGTCCGATCGATTTGCCGAGTTTCAGCTGGTCGGTCAGCGTGGCCGACTCCAGTTTCTCGACCACGAAATCCAAGGGCGTCGGCAAAGACGAGGCGAGCGGTCTGAAACTCCCGTGGACGGCGATACCCGCAGCCATGCCGGGGGAGCGCTGCCGTCTGCTCGCCCCCGACCGGCGTAGCATCGCGCTCTGCTGGACGAGTCCATTGGATTCCGAGGATGCGATAGGCACGCCGATACTCTGCGGGCTCATCGGCCAGAGGAAGGACGGTCCACTCGACACGGACTTCAGCCTGACCAGCATTTACGGCCTGCTCGGCGATAGATACTTGTTGCGTGAGGGAGTCTACGGAGCCGCCAATGGCAGCACCAGCACGGATGTCATCAACTTCAGCGATCTATCCCTCCGCGCCATCGCGGCCGAGACGGGCTGGCTGTGCACCAACGCCAAGCCGGGCGGCGGGCTACCCATCGACTGGCACTACCGAGGAGAGCAAGGCTCGCACCAACGCGAATACGATTCATGGGACATCCAGAATCTGAAATGCTCGGACGTGTGGGACAAAATCGCCAACGTGGAAAACGGGCCCGACCTGCAACTACGGCCGAAACTGTCCGGCGACACCATCCGCTTCGACTTCGTCGCAGGTTCGGACGCGGATCCGAACATCGCGCAGAACACGATCATCGAACTATCTTCCTCGCCATACGGCGGGACTCTGGAAAACATCACAATAGACCATCTCGGAGCCGTGAACCGTGTCTATGCGAGCGGCTCAGGCACGGACAGGGCGCAATTATGCCATCTGTCCGAAGACCTGAGTCTTGTGAATGGAAGTCACGAGCCATTCCCGCTGCGGGAGATGTCCCACAGCGACACCGACGCCGCCGACGCAGGTCTGCTCCGCCAGCACGCGGACGGCATATTGGCCGCCAACCGGCGTCCGCTCATGCAGATCAAGGGCGAACTCCACGCCAACGACGTGAGCGTCGACGGCACGCCATTGCATCCGCTCGGCAGCTTCTGGCCCGGCGAGACGATGCGGTTGGACATCCAAGGCTTCCCAACTCTCGCGGACGGCGTGTACGAATGCCGGCTCATGCAGATGAGCGGCGACCAGACGGACAAAGTGAGTCTGATATTCGACGCCATGGATGATCCCATGGCCTGACATTTTGGAGGTGGCTATGTCCTCTCACGTGGAATTGAATCCAGACGATTCGACGCTCGGCCTGAGCCTGGGCATGAAGGCCATGCGCCTCGCCCTGACCCAGAAGACCCACAAGATGGGCACCGTGCGCATCCCCGGCACGGGCGGCACGGACGTCATCATCGGCGCCGGCGCGTCCGATGGCGTCAACCGCGTGGACAAGGACGGCGTCCAACTGCCGTTGGTGGACACGAGCGGCATCGACAAGGCCGCCAAGGACGCGCAGCAGAAGGCGGACGCCGCGGCTGCGAAGGCGGACGAGGCGATCGCCAAGGGCGAGCAGATTAGGCAGGACGCGCAGGCGGGCATCGACGACGCGCGCAAGCAGGCGCAGGCGGTCGAAGCCAAGGCCGACAAGGTCCGAACCGATCTCACCCAGCAGGTTCAAAACGTTAAGTCCGAAATGGATTTGGCAGTTGAAGCTGCCCAGACATCCGCCAATAAGGCCCAGTCCGCAGCAGATGCAGCCCGGAAGGCGGCTGACAAAGCCAATGCGTCTACAGTAGATCTTGATAAATCAGTCCAAGCAGTCGATGCGAAGGCCATTGCGGCGAAACAGGCCGCAGCCGAGGCCCAGTCCAAGGCCGAGAACGTCGCATCGGATCTCGATTCCGCGAATGCGGTCATCGAACAGCACACCACGGAACTCGGAACCCTTACGACGAAGGTCTCCAATGCCGGCACCAAATCCGACAGCGCCCTGAGTGTCTCCACGGAGGCCAAGCAGACTGCGACCGAGGCATCGACTACGGCATCTTCCGCATACAAGGATTCGCAGACCGCTCTTACCCAGAGCACCACTGCGACACAAACGGCAACCACCGCAAAGACCACTGCCGAATCGGCAAGCAAGACCGCAAGCGATTCGCTTAAGCAGTCTTCCGCAGCAGTGCAGACGGCCAATCAGATCAGTACGACTCTGAAGACCGAGTATCAGACCAAGGCGGATGCCGATAAGATCTATGCGACCCAGTCGAGTCTGAAACAGACTTCGGATTCCATCACGGCTTCCGTATCAAAGACATATGCCACGAAGGACGCATTGTCCGCCCTCCAGAACGTCGCAGATAATGCCATCGAATCCTGGCGAGGAACCGGTGTCCCGACACTGACGAACAAGCCGGCTTCGGACTGGACCACAAACGCCGATAAGAAGAAGCACTCCGGTGATCTTTATTATGACAAATCAACCGGTAAGGCATATCGTTTCGGTTCTGATGGCGTGACATATACTTGGGAGCTGAATCAGGATACTGATGTCACCAAGGCATTGGCGGATGCATCCAAGGCACAGACTTCCGCGAATAATGCCCAGGCGTCCGCAACGGCAGCGAACACTGCTGCCGGTAAGGCCCAATCGACGGCAAATACCGCAGTCAGCAATGCGGCCACCGCGAAGAACGCAGCCGATGCCGCGCAATCCAGTGCGAACAAGGCTCAGAGTGATGTCGATAAGCTGAAGATCGATATTCCCGAGACCTATGCGACCAAGAGCTCTCTGACCCAGACCGCCGAATCCATCACCGCAAATGTAGAATCCGTTAGGACAACCGCAAACAGTGCCGTGACGGCCGCATCGAAGGCACAGCAGACCGCCGATGGTATTTCCGCAAATCTGTCAAAGAATTATCAGACGAAATCCCAGGCAGATACGATATATGCAACCAAGGCGAGTCTGAAGGCGACTTCCGAGAGTATTTCCGCCGAAGTCACCAAAGCGCAGGGAACCGCCGATGGTGCCGTGACAGCTGCATCGAAGGCACAGCAGACCGCTGATGCCGTCACTCTGAATCTGTCAAAGAATTACCAGACGAAAGCACAGAACGATGCCGTGTACGCAACCCAGACAAGTCTGAAGGCGACTTCGGATTCGCTCAGCGCGAGTATTACGGCAAATGCGAGGACCGCACAAAGCGCTGTTGACAAGGCGACAAGTCTCGAAGCGAACCTTAATGGTTTTAAGACTACTGTCGCTGAAACATATCAGACTAAATCTGGAATGTCTGCTTACGCAACCAACAGTTCCCTTACCCAGACTGCGAATTCCATTAAAGCTCAGGTCACTGAAGTCTCCAAGACCGCAAACGGTGCAATGTCCAAAGCCACTACAGTGGAACAGACTGCCAATGGCCTTAGCAGTAAGATCACCGAACAGGGTAAGACACTCAATGCGACCGTCAAGACCGCGAACGAAGCAAAGAGCACCGCTGACAGCAATAAGACCACTATCAGTCAGGTAAGCACTACAGCCAGTAATGCGTTGTCTAAAGCCTCCACGGTGGAACAGAATCTCAACGGTTTCAAGACCAGCGTAAGTCAGACGTATGGACGCGGTTCGAATCTCTGGGTCAATCCGACGTTTGATGCTGATAAGCCCCAGATCACCTCTCGGGTGAATAACGTAACTGCGCCGAATGGGAGCGGAGTAAATCTGCTCGCAAGTCGTGACCATTACAATTCCGCCACCAGTTTTCCTGTGGTTCCGGGCCATACGTATGTGGTGACCGCTCATGTCAAGCGATTAGAGGGAGATCTACCGCTGACGGCCGGTATCTGGTACACCGCACAGACCGGCGGAACTTGCTGGGACTCGATAACGTCATGCGAATCAACGTCAAGCCTGAGTGATGGATGGATGGCCGCGACATGGCGTTTCACCTGTCCGGATGGAAAATCCAGAGGATGCGTGTTGTTCCATCTTGAGCAGTGGAAATCTTCGACACAGTGGTATGTGGCGAACGTCGTATGCGTCGATGTGACTGGATTGCAGCCGTCCGGCGACTACGCGACGAACAGCAGCCTGTCGCAGACGGCGAACAGCATCAAGGCGCAGGTGTCGGAGGTCGCGAAGACCGCTTCCGGGGCGATGAACAAGGCGTCCTCGGTGGAGCAGACCGCTTCGGGTCTTTCGACCAAGATCACCGAACAGGCCAAGACCCTCGATGCGACTGTCAAGACCGCGAACGAGGCAAAGAGCACTGCCGACTCGAACAAGCGGACCATCTCACAGGTCGCATCCACCGCTGACGGCGCTGTAAGCCGCGTAAGCTCTCTGGAACAGAATCTCAACGGGTTCAAGACCAGCGTGGCGAAGACCTACCAGACCAAGGGGGACTATCCGACCAAAGCCGAGGTGCAGTCCAGGATCGACCAGTCGGCCTCCTCGATCAAATCGACGGTCGGCCAGACCTACACGACTCTCGATGCGACCGAGGCGTTGAGGAAGAGCGCGACCCGTATGTTCACGCTGTACGGCGCGTCGGGCAGTCCGAAATGGGTCAAGCTCGGCTATCTCACCAGCAACGGCGACTCGTCGAGCGTCCTCCTGCACGTCTACTCCGGCGACGGCTACAACGGCGCTGCCCGCCAGAACGCGGAGTTCGAGATCTTCGTCAAGGACGGCTGGCAGTCGTCCGCGTCCGCGTCGGGCGCGTTCGGCGTGAGCGTGAACCGTATCCGCAACGCGGATGACGTGAAGGTCAAGGTGCTCGCGTTCGACGATCGGAGTTGCGACATCTGGGCGTACCTGCCGTGGGCCTGGTGGAACGGGCACTACACGCTGCAGGGCGACTACAAGGCGTGGCAGGACGGCCCAAACTGCGGCGGCGTGAATGTACAGGACAATGAGCCCACGAACAGCGTCGCGCAGGACCTCGCGTACGACACGCTCAGCACGCGCAGCTACGTCGACCAGACCAGCAAGTCGGTGGCCTTGGGCGTGGTGCAGAATTACCGTGGCGCGGACGGTTCGGGACTGGCCACGAAAAGCGACATCACCGCGAGCGAGAGGAGCATCACCAGCACCGTCGCAGGCACTTACGCCACCAAGAGCGGCGTCACGCAGGAGATCTCGTCGAAGATCACCCAGAACAACAACAGCCTGGACGTGAAGTTCGCAACCAAGACCGAGACCAAGACCGCGCAGGCCACGGCGAACACAGCCAAGTCCGACGCTTCCGACGCCCAATCGCGCGTCGGTGTTCTGGAGGACTGCATCAGGCTCACATCCGAAGGCGTGCGCGCCGGCCACCAGAAAAACGGGGTGTTCAACGGCATGAGCGCCCTCGTGAACACCGACGGAAGTTTCGACCTGCTGGACAAGGACGGCAACCTGCTCACGCGCATCGACCGGCACAGTTTGCAGGTGGCCGGTGACGATGGGGCCGGTTCAGGGCATTTGATCCTGTCGCAGGACGGTCTCGACATCACCGTGCAGCCTACGGCGAACAGGGCGGTCGCCTATCATATCCGGCTCGGCGCGGAAGGCATCAGCATCACCGCGCCTGACGGGACGCATGTCGAATGCTCGGCCCGGACCGGTCTGGATCTGGAGACGGTGAGATACGGCAAACTGGCCATCGGCCCTGGCGGCTTGCAGTTCACGAACGACCAGGGATGGGGCTTGGCCCTCTCCGCCGTCGGCTGGAGCCTGAAATGGGCGGGGAACCACCGGCTCGCCACCGGTCCGACGGCGGGCAAGCTCTACATCGACGGACACGAGATCGTCACCAAATAAACCGATTCACAAAAAGGAGGAATCATGAGCGACGAGAAGACAACCGAAACCACGGTCGAAGCGGGGAAGACCGATGCGGCCGGCACCGTGCTGGACCTGCGCCCGCCAAAGAACGGGATTGTATACCAGCTGCTCCGCCTGGGCTTTGCCTTCGACCATCGTGACGATGGCGGGGAGACATGGACGGACTACACGCGTGGCGTGACGGCCGTGTTCAATGACCGTTCGTCCACGAAGGTCATGCTTGCGGATATGGACACCAAGGATTCCCGCACCGTGCAGCTCGCCGACCTCGAAAAGGTCATCGAGATCAGGACATGGCGCTCTGACGGGGCGGGCGACTGATGGCGCTGGCGTTCTTCTCGAGCACCGAGTTCTGGACGGCGGCGATCGTCGCCCTCGTCGGCGGCGGCGGGGTCGGCGCGATCATCGGCGCCGTCTCCTCGCGTCGCAAGGACACGGCGCAGATCGCCGCGCAGGCGTGCGACATCCTGACCGATTCGGTCATCAAGCCATTGCGTGAGCAGGTGGACGAGCAGGAGGGACAGATCGAGCATCTGGAAAAACAGCAGCGCAAGTACTTCGCGCTCACGGCGTACACCCGTTCGCTTTTCCACTGGCTGCAGGAGTTCTGTGAGATCACCGAACCGGAGTTCCTCGCCCGACATCCGAAGCCGAGCCTGCCGGACGAATTGCGTGCCGACATCGCGCCGGAGACCTGCTCCCGGCGATAACCATTCCAAGGCCATCTCCTCGGAGGTGGCCTCTGCCATATCTAAGGAGGCAATCATGGCGGAACACGCCAACGAAAAACAAACCAATAATCTTCCCGGATTGACCGGCGAACGAGTGAAAGCCGTCGTTACGATTCTCGTCACGCTCTTCTCCCTTGCCAATGCGGGCTTGAGCCTGGCCGGATTCAACCCACTCCCGTTCACCAACGAGCAGGTGAGCGCGACCCTCTTCGCGGTCGTCGGCGTGATCGGCACCGTGTACGGCTGGTGGAGGAACCAGAACATCACATCCGCCTCGATCGCGGGACAGCAGCTCGTGGACGCCCTGAAAAAGGAGGGCGTGGTCAACGGCGTCAGCGCCGCGAAGAACGCGGCCCTGAGCGCGGCGGCAGCCGTGGCCAAGACCACGCCGAAGACTGCCGCCGAATCAGCCGAATCGACGGACATGGACAAAACCGTGGCGGACTCCGATCTTGTGCCGGGCGGTGACGACCAGTGACCGGCGCAGGCTTCGCACTATGGCGCGGCAGTCCGAACCACTATCAGGGCCGTAACGGGCTGCTCGTGGACCACATCACCCTGCACATCATGGTCGGCCGATTGGCCGGCACGGACTCGTGCTTCATGCGATCCAGCTTCCAGGCCGCCTCGCACTACGGCGTCGGCGGCGACGGCAGCGTCTACCAGTGGGTGGACGAGGACGACGGCTCGTGGGCCGACGCCAACTGGCAATCCGATTGCAGCGGCGTGACCATCGAGCACGAGGGCGGCATGGCCGGAATCCCCGTCACCGACGCGGAGGTCGAGGCCAGCGCCAGACTGTGCGCCGACATCGCCCGCCGATACGGGTGGGGGACCCTCTGGCACGACGCCAGCGGCAACCGCGCCGGCAACATCGTCCTGCACCGCGAGGTGCCGGGCACGGACCACTACGGGTGTCCCGACAGGTGCGTCAACGCGCTGCCGGTGGACAGGATCATCGCAAAAGCGAACGAATTATTGGGAGGAGACGACATGTCGGCGGAAGACGTATGGAATTTCAATCAGAATGGTGTCCCGGTGCGTGACCGCCTGCAAGGCACGGATGAGGCGGCAAACGCCACGAGGGGGGAGCTTTTCAGGCTTTCGCAGTGGGACAGGAACACCCACGCGTCGGCCTTGGGCAACCTCGTGGTCGAGCAGCCGGTGCAGGGCGGCGCAAAGTTAGGGGATCGTGTGGCCGGCATCGATGCGAAGACCAGCCAATTGGTCACGCAGGTGGCCGCTCTGACCGAGGCGGTCAAGACCCTCGCCGCAAGCAAGGGCGCCGCCCCGGACCAGATCGCGGCCGCCGTGGAAAACGCCGTGAAGGCCAAGCTCGACAAGCTCAAGATCACCGTCACGGACGGTTCCGACGGAAAATAAGCGTTGCGTTAAAGACAAGCGCAACGTTTTAGAGTCCTAACATTTGGAAGGATTGATTCTTACACTTATCCTTTCAGATGTTAGAAGAATGAAAGAATTTTGCCCCTCTCTCAGCTGATGCTGGGGGGAGGGGCCATTCCTTGTTTCAGGTGGTATCATACGGAGCAAACAGAAGATTGGAGTCGGTTCTGAGTGACATTTGAGTGGTATTGAAACGCGGAGCCAACCACGAGAACGCATGGTGGAGCGTCAGGGTATAAATTCCGTTGATA